ATGCTTTCCAGAATTTGCGCAGCTGCATTTTTCGCTGCCATCACGCTTGTACAAATGCCGGCGATCGCCCAGGCGGACGTTCCGTCCACTGCGGTGACCTTCAAGAAAGGCACGTCGGGCGCGACTGTCCAAGGCAAGCTCCAAGGCAACAAGGAGCAGGCGCACGACTACATAGTGCGTGCGGTTGCCGGGCAGAAGATGACCGTGCACATGGAGACGAAATCCACCTCCACCTACTTCAACGTGCTGCCGCCCGGCAGCGAGGAAGCGCTGTATCGGGGCGAGGTGGCAGACGGCCCCACATGGACCGGTGCATTGCCCGCCAGCGGTGACTACCGTGTGCGTGTCTTCCTCAACCGCGCAGCCGCCCGCCAAGGCAAGTCTTCGGCGTACGCGCTCAAGATTTCCGTAGTAGATTGACGTAGCGCGGCGTCAAGACGATCCACAACCTGCTCGTCCCGCAGACACGCGCAACACATGCTCGGCTTGTTCGAATCCTGCTCGGCCAGCTCAACGAAGCCGGCAGCCTCTGACCAAGAACATGCTCCGCGACCGCTTCGACGCCGCTCGGGATGCCGCCGGCATTCCCAAGGCGCAGTTCCAGCCTCGGGGCCTGCGCGCCACGGCCGCCACCACGTTGGATGACGACGGCGGGATACGGCTGGAGCACACGACGGAGCGCATGGCCGCCCAGTACATCCGCCACAAGGTGGGCAAGAAGGTGAAGCCCGTTCGGTGAATTGCGGAACACGGGGAGAGTTGGGGAACGCGGCCTGTAAACCTCGGCCCCATCTTGCTACTTCTTCGATAGCAAAGAAAAAAGGCCCCGTATCGCTACGGGGCCTTGTGTTCTTTGGTGGGTCCTGCGAGATTCGAACTCGCGACCAACGGATTAAAAGTCAGGCCCGCAAACCATATAAATCAATGGGTTACGTGAATTTTCGGGAATATTTACTGAAACTAGCGCAAGCACAGATGGGCCCTCCAAGGGCTTATTCCCGCACCCACAGCCTTTGGGGAGGGCCTAAATGGAACATGCCTAAACATCGAACTGAGAATGCAGGCTGACTAGCCGCTGAGCCAGCGTCTCGGCGTCGTGGCGCATGGCATAGAGCGACGTCGTGCCGATGGAGACATGGCCGTACCAGATATGGAATCCATCGAGGCCCTGCAGAGACGCCTCCGCACAATTGCGAATAGCTTCGGAAATCGTTCCGGACTGGAACTCCTCGACTTCAGCCTGGCAATGTAGAACGCGAGCCGTGTAGAGGCCGGGCTCTTCCTTGTCTATGTGCAGTGTGAGGATCATGGCTTTCGGCCTAGCACCAGTTGGATTGAGCCCGTCCCATGCTGCCGCCGCGGCGAGATCCAGTAGACCCACAGACCCCGAGCCCAGGCGCAGGCATAGATGATCGACACGGCGAATATGCCCCACTGCTCGGCCTGCCAGCTGGCATAGAACCAGAAGGGCTGACCGAGCATGCCGAACACAGGCGCCCACTTGCGCGAGCCCTCTCCCCGGGCCTGGGAGAGCCAGGCCGCCAGGGCGCCCAGCAGGGCAATTGCGATCTGATCGAGGCTCATGGGTACATGGTACGTGAGACCAGCCGCTTGCCCTTCCCGGCTGCACGGCGATGGACTGGCGCGCGCTGGGACGATGAGTGCGGCGTCAAAACCTTCGACGGGCCGCACGAATCGGCCGAGGCGGCTCTGGACTGGGCTATGGAGCGGTGTCCCGAGGACTGATTTGCAAATGAAGCCTGCATACAATGCGGGCTCACTTACACCCGGAAACAATCATGTTCATCAAACAGACTATCGCAATTGCAGCTTTGGCTCTCAGCGCAGGTACATCCCACGCCTGGAGCTTGGTGTATGCAAACGATGCAAGCGGTGCTACCACTGCAGGCTCATTGCAAGCCCTTCGTGCTGCTGCCAATGGCGGTTCATCGGTCAAGGTGCTCGTTCTGACGGCGGGCCACACTTGGCAGGTTCCATGTGCGCATGTTTCCGTGAGGAATGACTCAACACAGGCGGTAATCTGCACCAAAGGCAGCGAATTTCACATCGACGTGACACCAGGGGCGCAGTTCGGCCAAGTACCGAATCCCACCAAATTCGCATTCTTTGCAGCTAACACCCTTGGTCAGTATGCGCAGGTGGACATGCAAGTGAGCAATGGATCGGTGGTGTCTCGGAATACCATCAACGCACAGATGCAGTGGTACGTCGAGTGAACCTCAAAGCTACTGCCTGATCGGCCGCGTGCACGCCATCAGCGCTCGGTATCGGAAAGGGCGCGCAGGTGGTCGTCGTTCGAGCTCATGTGTACGCCCTTTCGTGGTTTGGATCACGGCAGGGTGGCAGGCTTGGTACGGGACGACTTCCAAAGGACTCTCAGCAAAGCTGAAGCCAGCACTCACCACACGGCAACATCTATACCTAATTCACCATCGAAATGACAACTACGGATTGACGAGTCGTGAGCACAAAGCAAGAAGCAATGATTTTCCTGCTGAAACTTTAAACGATGCGTAATTTCTACCAAGTGAGCATTTGCATCTCAATGAGGATTCGGAATTTAGGTTGCATGCTATGCGATTTTGTTCTGCGGAAAATTGTAATTTTTATTGATGACACCAAATTTCCGTGATACGGTAGGAGGATATAAATTTGCAAGACACATATCCAAATGCATCTCAAATCAAAGCTCTTTTCCTCACTATCGCTCTCGGTGCTCCTCGGGCTCACAGCGACAGCGTCGCTCGGCCAAAATGTTGTTCTCCCGCTTACTGTAGTAAACGCATCAGGTGGCTGGAACGAGGTCAATAGCGCAGTTGACGGCAATCCCAACACTATGTGGAACTCTCAAGGTCCAGCTCCACAATTTATAGAGGTAGACCTAGGCTCTGATCGAATGTTCTCAAGGGTACGCTTGCTACCCGCGCAGAGCGATCCAGGCTACAGCGTCCACAGAATCATTGGCAAAACCTCGGCGGGACAGGAGGTAAATTTCACTACATATGGGAACTTCACCAAAGACAATCAATGGATTGAGATATTCAATCAATTAGAGATACCTGTGAGATATGTTCGTGTGCTCACAACACAGGTCAATTCTTGGGTAGCATGGAGAGAAATACAAGTCTATGATGGAGGAGATCTATCTGAGTCTTGCTACTCGAACGAACATGGCTATGGTTGGGCCATTTATGCCACACTTCCTGGGTCAAGCAAATGTCCCGATACACAAGGTCATTTTCTCGTCAAGTATCGTGACGTCAGAAATCAACCATCAGGGACTCTGATAAATAGTTGCTCGCTTTATGGCCTACAAGGTTGGACAATAGTCAGCAGTTCGAAATTCAGCGGGCAATGCGATGCCTATCAGAACTCCGAACGCTTCATATTGCGGAAAGATTAAATCGCAATAATTTGGTCATCGATTGCTGTCTTCAGAGAAGTCTGCGGCCAGCATACTCGGCGTCACGGGCCAGGCGACGCCGAGGGTTTGGACATCAGCTGCGTGCCCTGCAGCTTTTGCTGCCATGTCCCCATACGCTGCGCGGCAGTCTTCAAATACGACTCCGAGGGCAGCGGCGTACTCAAGGACGGCAGCAGGGGGAGCGCTGGCAAGTCGGCGGGCGGCATCTGCGGATTGCTCGCGCAGGCCGTCAGCAACAGCGCGCAGCTGGTCAAGATCACGGCGCAGCAGCGCCTCGCGGTCACGGGCGGCATTGAGTGCTCCTTGGTACTTCGTGTTCATGGCCTGCTCGGCCTGGCGCACGCGGGCGTCGGCCGCGCGCTGCGCGGTGCTGGTGGCCAGCTGCTGGGTGGCGGCTTCCAGACGGGCCTCGGCCAGCTCGGTGCCCAGGCGCGCGCCCTGGAGCTGCCACACCAGCGCAGCGGCCACGGCGGCGGCACCCAGGTGGGTGTAGAGCGCGGGGATCACGACAGCCCCCTTTCGCAAAGCTGCCGCTCAGCTGCGCGGCGATTGACCAGGCCCGGCAGTTGCTTGCCACCCGCCCAGGTCCAGCGGCTCAGCTCCGCGCACGCGCCTGCCATGTCGCCAGCATTGGCCTTGCGTGCCAGCGTGCTTCCGCAGAACGCCCCATTGCCCACGTTGAACGCAAAGCTCAGGAATGCGGCCTTCTGACCGTCCGTCATGGGCTGTCGCACGCATTCCAGCGCGGCCGTGTGCTTGAGCAGATCCTTGTAGAGCATTTCCTCGCACTGCTCGCGCGTGAACGTCTGGCCCATGGCCAGCTCTGGGCCAGTGTGCCCAGTGCAGGCGGTGATGATGCCGATGGGGTCGCGGTATGTGGCCTGCACCGCGCCCTCGTACTTGGCAACCAGAGGTACAGCCAGTGCCGCAGCGGCCGCGCCAATGGCGGCGATCAGCTTTGCCTTGTTGCTCATTTCAGGTGTCCTTTCAGCGCCGCCCAGAAGCCGAGGCACGCGGCGCAGGCTGAAGCGATGTAGCCCAGCGGCTTCGCAGCCTTGCCGATCCAGTTCAGGACGCGGAAAGCGCCCTGTGCGGCCCGGAAGACCTCGACCAGGTCGGCCGTGTTCGCCCGCACCTGCTCGGTGGCCGCCGTATTCGCGGAAAGCTCCCGCTCCATGCGAGTCATTCGCGCGTCCCCCTCATCCAGTCGCGCATTGATCGCCGCAGCTGTCTGCGTGTTGATGGCATCGCCGTAGTCGTCTTGCATTGGCCCTCCTCCGGGCTGTTCGGGCATGAAAAAACCCGCCGAAGCGGGTTGGTGTTGGTAGGGGTGGATCAGAGCGTCACAGCGAGACCGAAAGCGGTATCGAGCGATTCCGGCGTGCCGCCGAGCTGCGCCCAAAGAGCGGACAGAAACGGGCTGTGCCGCTCCCAGGTGTCCGCCTCGTACTCGATCTGAGCCGCGCGCCTGTCGGCGCCATCGGGCATTGCGGCAATGGCTGCCTCTGCGGCTTCGAGCAGGCCCAGCATCAGCAGCGCGAGCCGGCCCTGGCGACGAGTGCAGGAGATGTGCGCCACCGAAGGCGTGGGCTCGTACGGCTCGGCCGCTACGCGCCAAGCGCCTTGATGCAGCTGCTCCGCAACCTCGGGCGTTGCGATGGGCTCGATGCCTAGCACCTCGCAGGCCTTGACGCAGGCTTTGGCCAGGTAGGCGGGGTCATCGTAGAGATAGGCCGCGCTCTCCATCACCACGTACCACGGGGCTTTGGGGCGGTAGGCCGGGATCAGGACCAGCGCGCGCTCGGCGTTGATCCAGGTGTAGACGGCCAGCAAGTCCCCATGCTGGCGGTGAAGGTGCGCTTTGCGCAGGTCGATACATGCAGGCATGCCCGCGAAAGTGGCAGGCTTGGTACGGGATCAGCGCGCCATGCCGCCCGCGCGTCGCCTGAGAGGCACAGCGCCCGCTGTGTCGTTGTCCATCAGCGGCAGGGCCATGTTGATGTAGCGCCACACGTCTGCGCCGTGGCTGGCGTCATCGTGCAGCGGCGGCCCCGGCTCGCCCGTGCGCGGGTCGATCTGGCGCTTGTACCGGCTCAGGCAGTCCAGCAGCTTGGCGCAGCGCTGGGCATCGATGTAGGCCGAGGAGAAGATGCCGCGCGCCAGGCGGATGCCCGACTCCAGGCCCGCGCGCTCCAGCACCTCGACCTCGCGGCCCATGTCCTCCAGGATCTGCTGGGCCGTCTGCCCGGTCTTGAAGTCGCCGTGGGCGCCGTCGTGCGGCAGGAAGTCCGTGCCCCAGCGGTACGGCAGCTTCTCCATCTGCTCCACGTACCACTCCAGCGTCTTCTGGTTGTCCTGCATGAAGTTGATGACGCGGAAATCCATGGCCGTGCGCTGCACGAAGGCGATGGCCATGTTGTCGGCCCAGCCCAGGTCCCAGACCGTGTGCACGGGCAGCTTGGGGTTGTAGGGCACCAGGCACACGCGGTCGTCGTTGTACAGGCGCTCCACCTCCTTGGCGTAGATCGCGCCGGCCAGGGTGCGCTTGGGGCGGCCTTCCCACACGTTCCAGTAGGTGTCCGGGTCGCGCTTGAAGTGCCGGCGGCGCTCCTTCTCCAGCACCTCCGGAAACCAGGGGTTGTCCCGCCAGTTGATTTCGCACAGCCAGGTGTCGCTGTCGGCGGCCTCGATGAACCGCGCATAGGTGGCGTCCGTGGCCAGGTCCGGGTTCAGCGTGAGCCAGATTTCCGAGCCAGGCCGGCGGATGGTCGGCACCAGCACCTCCCAGCTGCGCGCGCTGACGCTCTGGGCCTCTTCCACCCACACGATGTCAATGGCCTCGTAGGACTTGATGGAGTCCACCGTATGGCTCTGCAGGCCCGCGAACAGGATGAGCGTGCCGTTGGCGCCGCGGATCTCCGTGTCCAGCACCTCGTAGAAGCCACCCAGGCCAAGGGCCGCGATCTGGTCGGACAGCAGGCGGTGTACCGAGTCCCGCATGGACTTCTGGATCTCGCGCGCGCACAGGATGCGCAGCGGCCGGTTGCTGCCCATCACCAGCAGGGCCATGGCCACAGACCAGGACTTGGCGCCGCCGCGCCCGCCGTACATGACCTTGAAGCGCTTGGGCTGGAACAGGCCGCGCAGCTTGGAGGGGAACTCGACACGAACGCGCGAGCGGTCTACCTCGTAGTCCTCGGCAAAATCTGGCTCCGGGTCCTCGCCGGCCAGGTGCGCGGCCTGCATGCTGGCAGACAGCAAGCTCATGCGCCCTCCCCGTCGCGCGGGTCGTGCTCACGCGCTGGCGCATCCACGAAGTGCAGCTCGAAGTGGCCCACGTTGCCGCCACCGTTCGGCCCCTTGCCCGCGTCCTTGTCGTTCATGCCGAAGGCCTGGCGCTCCATGTCCACCACGATGCGCAGGCTCTCGGCCAGCACCTTCATGGTCTTGGAGCGCTCCGGCAGGCTGATGACCTTCTGGTAGAGGTCGTTCAGCTTGTCCATGCCGTTGTCGTCTGGCGCGCGCAGCATCTCGCCCAGCTCCTGCAGGTAGGCCACCGTGTCCGCGTCTGCCATCTGCTCCAGCTCATCCAGCAGCGCGTTGGTGATCTTGCGTGCCCGCTGGATGTCCCGCCTGTGCGCCAGCCGGATGGTGGCCACAGCCTGCGCATTCGCGTCCACCACCTCACGTTCGGACGCAGTACGCTCCGCGCGTACCTCGCTGCGTACCGCCTCTTTGCGTACCAGCTGCTCTGCCTTCTCCTGGATGCGCTCCGACAGGTCACGGCTCCAGTCGTCACGCTTGGCCCGCTTGCGGATCGCCCCCTCGCTGATGCCCTGCTCCGCTGCGATCTGCCTCAGGCTCTTGATGCCCGCCCTGTAGTCCAGCTCGATGCGCTCCCACTGGGGGGACTGCTTGTGTTCCTTGCTCAT